AGACAACCAATGACATCTCAAGTATCTCTGGTTTCTTATCGTCCCTTGGCGGTGCAGAAGTTGAACTAGCAAGAGCGCAGAATGAAGGTAAGCTATCTGAAGCAGATGCTGTCAAAGCTGCACTAGCCAAGAAACAAATACAAGAGACTATGAAGGAGATTAAAGATCTCTTTACAGTCAGTGGTAACGGACAGCTATACAACGAAGCTATGTCTGCTATGGCTGAAGCAAGGAAGGCTAAACAACTAGAGTTAGCTAGGAAGGCAGCAGCTAAGAGACAATTCTGGAAGGAGGTTAAACAGTACTCAGCTATCTTTAGCGTTGTAGTTATACTACTACCTATGATACTTGCACTTTTAATTAACTTTTTATTAAAAAACACTTGACAAATACAAAAAAGTATGCTATAATAGATAGGTACTTTACGTACATTCAGTATTCTTTAACAAAGGTAAAATACTTATGACTCAAGAGTTAGAAACATATTTTAACAATTACTTCTCAATGTTTCGTTCAGAAGGCTGGAAACAGCTAATCTCTGACTTACAGGGTAATGTTGGACAAATCAACTCAGTAGAGATGACTACGGATAATGATAACTTGAACTTCCGTAAGGGACAGTTAGCTATCCTAGCAACCATACTTAATCTTGAAACACAGATTGACAATGCTCAATCACAGGCAGAATCAGAAGACTCTGAGGAAGCTGTAGATGAGGTTGTTTGATTTTAGATGCCCTTGCGGTAAACTGTTTGAAGATTTAGTTAAGTCTGATGTCACAACTTCTAGGTGCAGTTGTGGCTTGGACGCTAAACGTGTTATCTCCCCGGTGAGATCTAATCTTGAAGGTATCAGTGGAGACTTCCCTGATGCACATGACAGATGGGTTAAGCGTAGGGAACAGCACATGGCACATGAACGAAGGCAAACCTCATAGAGAACCTTCATAATAAAAACCTCCACAATACTAAGGTACGGAGTTAATAATGGCTAAGATTATTGAACCTGAGCGTCAGGATAACCAAGAAGAGAACGAACAACAACTAGAGATGTTTGCACAACCAGAGGAACAACAGGCAACCCCTGAACCACAGGAACCTGAGATCCCTGATAAGTACAAAGGCAAGACTGCTGAAGAGCTTGTACAGATGCACCAAGAAGCTGAGAAGCTATTGGGCCGACAGAGTTCTGAAGTAGGTGAGCTACGTAAGGTTGTTGATACGTATATCCAGACACAACTCACAGAAGATACGCAACAAGCACCCCAACAAGACGAAGAAGTAGATTGGTTTACAGACCCTGATAAGGCTGTAGACAGGGCTATTCAGACCCATCCTAAGATTAAGGAAGCTGAAGCCGTAACGCAACAGTATCGTGCAAGCACTGCACTATCAGAGCTACAACGTAAGCACCCTGATATGCAACAGATTTTGCAGGATAATAACTTTGCTGAATGGATTAAAGCATCTAATGTTAGGACTAAGCTGTTTGTAGCAGCAGACCAGCAGTACGACAGTGAAGCCGCTGATGAGCTATTTAGCTTGTGGAAAGAGCGACAGAACATTGTACAGCAGACTGCCGCTGTAGAGGAGCAATCCCGTAAGCAAGCAGTTAAGGCAGCTTCTACTGGTAATGCCAGTGGCAGTACTGAGTCAGCACCTAAAAAGATCTACCGACGCGCAGACATTATTAACCTTATGAGAACCGACCCTGACCGCTATGCTGCTCTACAACCAGAGATTATGAAGGCATACGCAGAAAAACGGGTCAGATAGTATATCTTAGGAGATATTTATTATGACTGATTCAGTATATCCCGCAACTGGCGGGTTCGTTGACAACACTAGCGCAGCTACTTTCATTCCAGAAATTTGGAGTGATGAGATTATTGCAGCCTACCAGAAGAACCTCGTATTGGCAAACCTTGTCAAGAAGATGTCTATGGCTGGCAAGAAGGGTGATACCATCCATGTGCCTAAGCCTGTCCGTGGTGATGCTCACGCTAAAGCTGAGAACACTGCTGTAACGGTTCAGAACGCTACGGAAGGTGAAGTGCAGATCTCTATTGACAAGCACTTTGAATACTCACGTCTGATTGAAGACATTACGGATGTACAGGCTCTTAGCTCACTACGTCAGTTTTACACGGAAGATGCTGGTTACGCTTTGGCGAAGCAAGTTGACACCGACCTACACGGCTTGGCCACTGGTCTTGGTTCTGCTGGTACGTCTTCTACGACTTACCTCAACAATGGCGGTACGTTCTTTGTAGACGCTACCAACGGCCTGTCTACCTATACGGCTGACACTGTAACCACTGCTGATGTATTCACTGACGCTGGTTTCCGCGCTATCATCCAGAAGCTAGACGATGCTGACGTACCAATGGAAAACCGTTGCTTCGTCATTCCTCCTTCAGTACGCAACACCATCATGGGTATTGACCGTTACGTAAGCTCTGACTTCGTAAACAACGGTCAGGTAACTGGTGGTCAGATTGGTCAACTGTACGGCATTGACGTATTTGTTAGCACCAACTGCCCTGTTGTTGAAGCTGCTGGCGACAACTCTGCTTCCTCTGTAGACTCTTTGGGCGCATTGCTGTTCCAGAAGGATGCAATTGTAATGGCTGAGCAACTGGGAGTTCGTTCTCAGACTCAGTACAAGCAAGAGTTCCTTGCTAACCTGTTCACCTCAGATACTCTGTACGGCGTAAACGTACTTCGTCCTGAGTCAGGTTTGACTTTGGTTGTTCCTAAGTAACAATCATTTAGCTGGGGGCTGCTACGGTGGCCCCTTAGCTTTATCTTTAAGGAGTGTAACATGTGGTAAGCGTTGATTG